GTCTATCTCCGGAACTTCATCCGGCTGCTGGTGTCCGCCGCTTTCCTCCGGCTGCTCTGCGGATCCGTCGGGCTGCGGTTCATCGAACACATTCTTTGCCTCAATGAGATCCGGCTGGTTGTCGCTGTAATCACCGTTTCCGCTTTCGTCATAGACTTTCTGATCATCCTGGATTGCTCTCTGCATATCTACTGACAAAATGCCCCACTTGCTGAGGAGCAGCTTGATAACGGTTTTCAGTGCCATGGACTGGAAATCGGTGGACCATTTGCTGGACTTCTTTCCCTCCTTGATGTCGTAACGGTATGCCTGGGAATACTTCCTGGCGTGATTGTCTACTGCCTGCCTTGACATGAATAACTCCTGCACATACCCGGTGGTAAGCTCAAACCGGGCATAATATCCGGCCACCGTTTCCTCTACGCCCTGCGTCCTTAAAGTACACTGGGAGAAATCCTCCACGAACTCTATCTCCCCGGTGATCGGGTTATAGCTTTTTAGTTCGTCCTCGTATACAACTGCGTAATTCATCCTCTTGTAGTAGCCGGAGCGGATTGCAAGCTGGATAAAGCCCTTGTACATAATCTGGAACTGAGCCTCCATGTGCTTGTCATACTGCCGCGTCTGCGGATTCCACTTGCTGTTATTGTAGGGAACGATTGCCGCGAACCCTAAATTGCTGTCTATCGGCAGATCATACGTTGCCGCCACAAATGCTGCGCCCATTATGGATGTGGCGTCGCACTTCTGGAGCTGTGTGCTGCCGATTACCGTATTCGTGACAGAAGCCAAAAACTGAGGAGCCTTTTTTCCCAAAACCTCAGCAAACTTTTTCTTCACCTTATCACTGGAAATTGCCGATTTAACCTGGTCTACTACTGCTAATTCATTTGCCATCTTTCTTTCCTCCTTATCTTGCTTCCGATAGCTCCATACCGGCTATCTCTAATAATTCACTAACACTCATATCTTCCAGGCACTCCATACAGATATACTCTCCGCCGGATTCCAGGAATTTGTCACCCTCGAATATCCCTCCATGGCACTTTGTACACTCATGTACCGGCCTCGGCTCTGGAGCATTTGGACACCTGGGATGGCAAGGATTCTGTCTGCATATCTCACACACTTTGCATAGCCCCCTTTCGTCCGCACGCATTTTCAAGTGACCGTAGATTTACATACAGCCGGAATACTGCGTTTTTACATTCATCCGGGAAAAGCAGCTTGATATACTCCGCCGGATTCTGGATCCTGCAAAGCTCCATCTTCCGGACGCACAGCTCATATATTTTCTCTGCCTCCTCCGGATCCAGCCCGTACTCCTGGGCTATCTCCATCAATTCATCATTCATCGTTGCCTCCATCCTGGAATACCGCGATTACGGATCTTATGGTTTCTCTTGCCATGTGGACCGATAAAAGAATCACCGGCAGCACCAGCCATTCACCGCCTACCGCTTTATATCCTCTCTCCAGATACGCATAATCAACAGCCAGCCTTGTGAGAATACATCCGGAAATAATCCAGAGCCAGTTTTCCAAAACATACCTTTTCATTCCGCCATATCCTCCATGAAAATCTCCATCCTCCGGGAGAGTACCTTTTCGGCATAACTGGTGATTATTTTCCCGTCATTCCAGAAATCAACCGCCTTGTATCCCATGTTGTAAATCCCCAGGGCAACCTCCTCCGGATACTGTTCGAGAAGTTCCGCCATGTAGTCAACTCCGACTATGATATTGGAATAGGGATTGCTCAGATCATCCACATTCAGAGTCTCCATCCGGTCTTTGTGCCACTTCTCAATCACCTGCATATATCCCACAGCTCCACATTCGCTTACCGCGTCGCTGCAATAGGCGCTCTCGACCTCTATCATCGCCAGGATAAGCTCATAATCCACACCGTAATTTCCGCAGACAACGTATGTGTACTGCTGGACTTCCAGTGGAAAATATCCGCCCTCCTTTGCGTATTTCTCCGGTATCTGGTATTCCTTGAATCCCTCGATCTGCTCTGCGTCCCAGTCCTGGGACATGGTATTGAACGGATACTCCGTTTCCGGTACCAGGGCTTCTCCTGCTATCCTCTCCGGTTCCATGGTTCGGGCTGCTTCATGTGCTGATATAGGGCTTCCGGTTGCTTTGTGTAACTCTCCTCCTGCTGAATCTTTGTTAAAAGCCAGCACACCGGCAGAGAGATAAATCACCGCTCCACATACCGCCACTATTTTTGCACGTTGTTTCAGCTTCCGCTTTTGCTTTCTGTTCACTTGTTTCGCTCCTTTCCAGCGGCATAGTGAATATTCCAATGTTTATCCCTCGGTAATCCTCAACAGCCGCCTTAAATTCCTCGTCGCTTTCGATTCCGTATTCTGTTTTCAAAATGTGCCGAATCCTATCTGCTGTCATTGACACTCACCTATCTTTCAAATACTTTTCTCCAACGAGCTTTAATTCGCTGATGGTTTCCGCCATCTTCTCCAGGCTCTCCAGGATCGCTTTCAGCTTTGGGACTTCATCATCGGAAATGGTTCCATCTTCCGAAATGTCTATGAGATCGCGCTTGATGTTTCGCAATTCCGTTTCATCGAACCCTTTCAGAATCCTCAATGCGATCCCCTGGATATTTTTTTCTTCCGTCGCCAGCGGCAGGAATCCATGTATCGGACACTCAAATCTGCAATATCCGGTAATAAGTTCCGGGGCATTGTAGAGATCCGCCATCAGCATAACCTTGTCTACTGGCACTACCTTTGTGCTTCCAAGTTCATAATCCGCCAGAGTATAGGGGGAAATCCCCAGCATTTCCGCCGCGCTCTCCCGGCTAAACAGCTTCGGATTACTCACTGACGCACGTTTTCTGGCTTGAAAATACACATTTTTGTTTTCATTTAGGGTTCTATCTCCCATGTGCAATACCTCGTTTCCAGGATATAATTTATTCAGATAGTGATTTTGCGGTTTCCTCGATGTTCAATACATCGCTGATGGTTTTTACTGCCGGGGCTGAATATACACGTCCATTGATTATTGCTGATACATACTCCCTTGTCATAAGGACTGCCTCTGCCAGATCCCCGACACTCCAATCTCGCTTAATCATTTCGATCTTGACCGCTTTACACCATGCTGACAGCTTTTTTGCCATGTGTGCTACCTCCTTTTTCAGTTTTTTTGCTTTACTTTTGTAACGTACATTGTTAAAATAAGAATGAGTGCTTTCTTCTGTAACTCAACAGAAAGCAACGGTTTTTAATGTGGATAGACCTTGCCGGGAAATATCACACATTTGTAACTTACACTTATATTATAACGCACAAAAAGGCGTCCGTCAATAAAAATAACGCCTTTTTGTGAATTTCTTTTGTGAGGTAGATTGCTATGATATTCTGGGATAATTTTAAGAAAGCATGTGAAGAAAGAGGTTTGAAGCCTACTCCAGTTTTGAAAGAATGCGGTATAAGCACCGGAAGTATTGGACGCTGGCAAGCCGGGAGTTCTCCCAACGCCGACGCTGTAATTGCTATTGCTCAATATTTGAATTGTTCCACTGACAGCCTGCTCATGGGATCTGAATTCCAAAATGACGCCTTAGTGTGCGTTAATGATTATGAGCGAAATCTCATTACCATGTTTAGAGAAATTCCAGATTCAATTCGTGATTTTGTCTACAATTCTGTAAAAACAGCGTATGATTCAGAAATCACGCGACGCGAATCAGAGGAAAGATTGTTAGGATAACCGACCACATCCGCAGGCGTAGAAAATAGGCGGTATCCGAAAGGAGGCTTTATGTTGTCACAATATATGAAACCCATCCAGGGGGATTCCGCCGGGAATGACATCAAATGGGATTCCCTGGTGCTGGAAACAGAGCTTTATCTGAAAACTGGAAATTATGCCCTGCTCCGGGATGTAAGACACCGGCAGGCCCGGTTTGTGGAGCTGGAGGGTAACTCCAGGATTGCCGCTGCATACTATCTCATGGTTTTTTACGGGGATCTGAACGGGTTCCGGAACGCTGAGGAAATAATCTCTGCAAACCGGAACGGATTCTCCGGCTGGAAATCATCCGCCACGGTGGATCCTGGGATTGTCAATAAAATTTCAACCATCATCCATGATTGCGCTATTTCGGATACGGATCTGGAGGAGTTTTTCCAGAAATCATTTATCCCCGGAATATATCAGTGCCATCTTTTCACTGTTGAAGAGTGTAAAGAGATCCTGGAGCTTGCCAGGGCAGGTAAGATCGGCTCCATCAATTCCAGGATTGCCGACGCTGAGGGCCGGCTGAAACAGCAATTTGGAGCAGCATAGCAGTACAGCCCCGTCTATCGGGGCTTTTCTTTTTGGGGGTATTTATTATGGCTTATAAAAAGGCAATATCAACTATCGAGCGCAGCAAAGCGCGTGTGGCAATCTATGTCCGCGTGTCCACCCTACACCAGATAGATAGGGATTCCCTGCCTATGCAAAAGCAGGATCTTATCGCATACGCTGCACTCATGCTGAATACGGATGATTATGTGATATTTGAGGACGCCGGGTATTCCGGGAAGAATACAGACCGGCCAAAATTTCAAGAAATGATGGCGCAAGTGCGAGATGGTGCTTTTACTCATGTCCTGGTATGGAAAATTGACCGTGTATCCCGTAACCTCCTGGACTTTGCCGCCATGTATGCAGAGCTGAAAAGCCTGGGTGTGGTATTCGTATCGAAAAATGAGCAGTTTGACACTTCTACCGCGATGGGAGAGGCCATGCTGAAAATTATCCTGGTATTCGCCGAGCTGGAGCGCAATATGACATCTGAGCGCGTGACTGCTGCTATGATCTCCAGGGCTTCAAATGGCCTCTGGAACGGGGGCCGGGTTCCGTATGGATACCAGTACGATAAAGAAAACCAGGAATTTTCCTTTGATCCGGATGAAAAAGACATGGTAGTTATCATCCATGATAAGTATGAGGAAATGCGCTCCCTGGTCCGGGAGGCGCGATGGCTAAATGAGCATGGCTGGAGAACCAGGGCTGGCAACCTCTGGAATCCAGTATCTTTGCTGCAGATCCTCCGCAGCGTGTTCTACTGTGGAGATTACCGGTACAATGTGCTGAGTGAGGGGGACCGGCAAAAACCGAAAGATTCCTCCGAGTGGGTAACTGTCCAGGATCATCATCCAGCAATCATTTCCAGAGATCAAAAAGAGCGGATCATCACCGCCCTGGATAATAACAGCCGAATCAAAAACCGCAATACCTACCGCTCAGTGAAACACACTCACATTTTCGCCGGAGTGATGTTCTGCGGAAATTGTGGGAAAGCTATGGGGGCCACTCCTGCGGCTGCAAAAAAGGACTGGCAATATTCTAAATACTCATGCTCCACCAGGCGCAGGCTCGCGTCTGCCTGCGACGGTAAATCTGTTTCGGATCCTATCGTGGGGGAATTTATTTTCAACTATATCTTGAATATGCTGAACGCTCAGAATGATTTTGACAATATCTCCTCCCCGGAAGAATTGCAGGAAAGGATCTTACATGGGGATACATTCTCTTACATAGCCTCAATCGAATCTGACGGGCTTAATGACCTTTACAATATGCTGGCCTCCGGAAAGATAAAAGGCAAGGTATACGGAAAAGGGACAAAAGTGAAAACCAGGGAAAAGCAACTCAGCTCTGAACGAACCAGGCTCCGGAACCAGAAACAGAAAACAGAACGCGCCCTGGACCGCCTCACGAATCTCTATCTGTATTCCGAACAGTCTATGTCAGAATCGGAGTACATCATCCAGAAAACCAAACTAACGGATACCCTGGATGAAATCAATGAACAGATCGGCTTTGCTAATTCCGATGAATGGGAGCAGTCGCTAACGGATGAACTTTTCATAGCGCGTGCCAGTGAGTTTATCATATCTCAGAAACTCGACGGGCGGAACTATGTCAATTACAAGCGGCTGGCTACCTCCGTCGATCTGGAGATTCTAAAGAACTTTGTCCAGACAGTCATTGACAGTATCATCATGGACGCCGGTAGAGTGAAGCAGGTTATTTTCAGAAATGGCCTATCCCACATTTTCATATTCCGGGAATAGTGGGACAAAAATACCCCAGGAGCCTTGATTCTCCTGGGGCTTTTTTATGCTTCATTTTCCGCTCTGTTTGGGTTCATAGGGCACCAGTTACAAAATCGGCTGTCACTCCTGCATATAGAGTAAATCCCTGCCGCAAATGCTGGCCCTACCTGGTATGGTGACAGTCCCTCTATGGTTCTAGGTTTGCCGCAAGGACCTATAAAACCAGAAATGAATCCGGTGCGGTTATTTGGACCAAATACTTCTCCTCCCACAAGTGCAGGTTTGCTACTTGCAACCGAGCCGGTGTATTGTCGTCCATCTATCCATGTCCAAGAATCTTTAACAGAGAATGCTGCCTCCACGTCTGACGCTTCGATCACCGGATCTGGACGTCGGATTGCCTGGTATCTCTTTCCTGCTAATATGTCAAACCTGCTTTTTTCGCTCATTTTCCGCTCCTTTAACCAACCTTACAAATGTGTGATTTTGTGTCACAAAATTAGCATGGCATCCCCTATGATACACCGTATCATTAAATTCGCACCTTTGTAATGTGCCGTTTGTAAT